CATCCAGCATATAAGTTATTAAAGTCTATTACAATATGTCCAGTTGTTCCAGTAGCACTTCCTGGGGTTCTCCCTTCTGGAAATAAAGTTCCACTACCTTCTTCCCAGTCGTCTACTGGTCTGTCTATCACATAATTCCATAGTCTTAAATAGTATTCCTTGTCATCAACAGTTGTTATAGTTAATGTTGGGCTACCTTGTGCAGAATTCATAGGCGATGCTGCCCCTATAATTTCGTAGTCATAAGACAATATAATATTAGAAAAGTCTGGAACAGTAGGATAAGAGAAGTCAGGGTGAGACCACCTATCCTCGATATCATAAATAACTCCAATATAGTCGTGATGACTTCTAAAGTTGCCAGCTATAATGACTTTGTTTTCTTCCCCAAATGGGACTATCACCGCTCCTATTGCTTCAAAATTAAAATCACAAGTTAAGTATTTAGGGTCTAATTTAGTCATCATTGTCTCTGCACGCTGCAATTATAGAAATAAAGGCATTATCAATAGTGTCAATACTCCCAGACCAAACAATTCTTACCCCTACATACTGGTTAATGCCGTTTTCTTGTTCAATTAAGCAAACAATAGAAGGAGTTATATTATATGGGGTAATTTCGTGTTCTTCTGGGTTTAAAAAGTCATAACATAGGCTTGCAGTTACAATAGGAGGAAACAAATATTTTTTACTAAATAAAACTTGAGTATCCTTTTGATAAGGAATATATTTGCATTCTAAATTTACCACTTATCCACCTTCTATCCAAGGAATTTCTCTTTTATTTTGTTCTGTCCACACAGTTTCACCCTTAGAATATTCAGACCAATTTTCATACTCTATTAATTTGTTACATATAGCTATCATAGTTGTATAGGCATTATCAATTTCTTCAATTCCACCTGACCAAGTAATTTTTACGCCTACATACTTTCTCACTCCATATATTTGTTTAACTACATATTCAATGGATGGAGAAATATTATAAATTGGAAATTCGTGTTCCGCTGGTTCAAAAAAGTCAAAACATAAACCAGTTGATATGAAAGGTGGAAAATTGTAATTGTCAGTAAAGAGGATAATGATACTTTCACAATATGGAACTCTCTTATACTCAACAACTACGGTTAGGTCTTTATCCATTTCTTTTTCCAACCATACTTTTTTCTGTTTATCTTGTTCTGCCCATACAATAGGCAGCTCTGGTTCTTCTGTCCATTCCGATGGTTGGAAGAAGAAAACACTTTCATCAAATTTACATTCAACATTATCAAACTGACAAATTATTATCATCTATAGCCTAATTTTTCTAACATCTGACCTAATTTTTTGTCTATTTCCATCATTTCATTTCGCATTCCCATTTGTTCATATTTATCTTTTTTAAGCGTGAGTTCTTTGATTTTATCAGAATATGGTTCTATCCTATTTAATATTTTTAACTCCTCTTTTGATGCTACTCCGCTAACTTTTTTCTGCCGCAACTCAATTAAGTCATCATAATATTTATCCATTGCATTAGCTGGATAATATGGGGTGCGCAACCAAAAAGAATTATAAACTGGTAAGAATTCTTCTGGTGCTTGTGCTATTTTGCCCCTTCCCTCTTCAGTAAATAATATTTCAAAATATTGTCCCATCCTTCTCCATAGTCCGCCAGTCCATTGGTCAAGTAAATAGTCTAATTGCACTGGTGAAACTTTAACTCCCATATCATCCAATATTTTTGATAAACTGCTTGCTATTTCTGTAGTTTTATCTTTCTTCCTTTCGGTAGGATATTCCCATTGCATCGCAGCGCTTTCTATTGGAATCCCAGACCAGCTTTGGTTGCGCAAAACATCAAGAATAGGAGATAAAAGTGCTATATCAAATTCTGGCATTATATTTTTTACTCCAGTAAGGATGCCACGAGCAGCATCGGGGTCATTGTTAAATAAATAATCTATAGTAGCTGTTGGCAAGCCAGAAAATATAAAACCTATTTCCCAAGGAAGAGGAATTCGCAATATTTGATTTTCATCTATTTCAATATAAAGATTATTGTATTTATATTCTGGACGTAAATTTTTCCACCATTCCTTATCTTTATTTCTCCACCATAATAGTAGTGAAAGTATAGTAAAATAGCCAATCCCTCGAGTAACGGTTCTAACTGGATATTCTTTAAGACTTAACAATGTTTGTCTTGTTCCTTGAATATTAGCGCTAAAAAACGGAATTAACATATTAAGAGCTTTAGCTAAAGGCCCACCTTCAGAAAAATCTACTGTAACTTCCTTACCCGCTACCACTGCTTCTACAAATGCTTCTGGTTCAGTTTTACCTTCTTTTAATTTTTCATTATAAACTTTATAAAATTCTCTCATTCTCGGTCCTAATTCTCCAGCAGCAGTTAGGTTTTCAATAAACATTACTGGATTAAATACAAAAGCACGTAGTTTACCCTTAAGTCCTGATTTTTCATTGATTAACTCATTTATAAGGCTTTGAGTAGCGCTCAAAAATAGTCCAGAAGAGGTGGAATATTTTAATATTCCCTTCGCTCTCCATTCTGGAGCTTCTTTTTTTGCAGTAATTCCTTGAACTATCCCCATTATCGTATCATATATTTGTGGATATTTTGCTTTAGAACGAACCATAAATGTTCCAGTATCTTTAATTAAATTACGAGAAAAGAAAGCAGTATTAAATTGGATAGCTCCAAATCTTACTAAATCAACAAATACCCTGGTAAACTTTAAAAAATTACCAGCTACATATGGTTCAAGTCCCCTAAGCTCGGTATATAATTCTGGGTCAACTTCAAAATATCTTCTCTTTCCATCTCTCCAAAACATTACAATATTATCTTTACCAGTATAAATCGGTGATTGGGTAAAAACAGTTAATACTTCATCATAAATTTCTTTGGGAATTTTAGTTCCTTCAGGTAACACTTCTCCTAAAATATCTGTCAACTGGTCTTTTATCTGTTCAGCTTTAAAGGTAAAAGCCCTCGTAGGAGGAGGAACTTCTACTATCCACTTTCCTAAACCCGGAACCCCTTCTTGTAATTCCATAATACTTTTAGTAACCGCTAACTTGCCTACTCTGGTAAGAGCATAGCTTAAATGGTCAATAGTTGCTTCTAATACATTTTCTAACATTCTACCACTGCCAACTATACGTTTAGGGGTTTGTGGTAAATCTGCAAATCTTTTCCCACTTCCTACTGCTCGGACATTTTCATTATCTAAAATTCTTTTGAATGTGATATAAATAGGATTAGCGTCTTTAATTATTTTTACAGTTTCTTGAGAAAGTCCACCATATTTGGCTAATAAATCAAGAGGACGATTACTCCATTCAGTAAATTCTTCCGCTGCTTTCCTCCAAGTAGGATTGTCAAATGTTTTTACAAAATATTCTACATCTTCAGCATAAAATCCAGTATTTATTTCCCTTTTCTCTAAATTCTGTGCCCGTAAAGAGACTACATAAGCCAACCAAGTTTGTAATTCATCGGGTGATATTGGTTCTAATATTTCTTTTAATGATTTCCCAATTGGTCTCCCATATTCATCTACGAAAGATTCTAATACACATTTTCTCGCCCACCCCGTTGACCAGTTGCGATAATATTTAGCCAACATTATAGGGTTCTTTAAGGTGGGAATTTTAGTTCCAGTTATAGTTTCTGCTTCTTTAACTAAATTAGAAGTTAAATAAAACCACTGCAAAAATTGCTGAGAAAACCACCTCCAACCATCTCCCGGTTTTCTTTTTTTCTTATATTTTCCCTTATAATCAATATGATTAAGAACCCTATTTATTGCTCCTTGATTACGATACGCTTCATATAGTCTTTCTAATCCACTAAATTTCTTAAATATTTCAGGATTATTAGATAGAATAGTTTCAAATTCTGCATGTGCTTTAGGTGCTAATTGTTGAGCCTCACGTGCTCCTTGTGATAATCTTATTCGTATATATTCTGAAAATCCTTCATCTATTCTTGCTTTTTGTGGTTCATAATCTAATTTAGCCAATTCAGAACTTGCTTCTTTAGAAAAGGAAACACTGGGATAAATTTTATGACCTAATTCGTGAGCAAGAGCAGGTAAATCTCCCCAACTTTTTATTCTAATTAAATCAGAATGGGTGTAATAACTTCCTACAGCTTTTCCCATTTTAGTTGTTGCTCTTCCCCGGACAGGAACGTCAAATTCTTTTTCAATGTAATTATAAATATCCATTTTACTTATTTGCTCTTGAGTTAGGGGTTCGGCAGATAGTTTCATACTTGCTTCAGTAGAAACAAATCTTTTAGGCCGAGATTGAGTAATTAAGTCATAAACATCTTCAGCAGTAAATACAGGATAACCATAAACACCTCTCAGCTCACCTACAATATAATCAAGGGTATGACCAGTTTTTCTTTTCAGATGTAATGGTATATCTTCATAAACAGGGTCATTTATTCCGCCAAGTTCTAAAATAGCTCTGGATATTTGTTTTCTATGAGCTTCCATTTCTGCAGATATTTCTTTATCAAATTCTTCTATATATTGTCTTTCTTCTTCAGATAATTCCTCTCTGCCAATTACGACTTGCTCCCATTGTCGAACGGCGCTTTCATAAAAATTAGTAATTACATCAGGATTATGTCTTAAATAATAAGTTAACTGGTCATCTAATGCAATTATATCAACCCCACCAGTAATATCTCTACGTATTGGAATTCCTACTTCTTTTAATGCTTGTATCCCTTCGTCTGTCATAGTAAATTGTTGAATTGGTTTTCCTGTAATTAAGAGTGCTTTCTCTTGCCCACTTATTGTCCGCTCTTTGTTCTCATTTAATAATTGTGCAAACTCTTCTGCAGTTTTATACTTTGTAGCTTCTTGCGCTAACGATTGCAACTCCTCAGGTATTGCTTTTGCTTCAGCCTCTTTAGGCGGTAAGGTTTGTTCTTCCTCTACAGGAGCTTTTTGTGGGGTTTCTTCGGATACTTTTTCTTCAGATGTTTTCCCTTGTTCTTCTTTCCCTAAATATTCAACTTGAGCATTATCAAATGGTATAACCTCATATTCTTTTATACCAAGTTTGGGATAATCGACAACAATACCGTCATATCCTTTTGCTTTTAGCTTTTCTACTGCTTCTTTGGTTAATTCTCGATAAAAACCAATAATTTCCCCATCAAGTGTTATCTCCCCATATCCACCATATTGTGCTGTAATTCGATATGGGTTTTTTATAGTAACCTTAACTTTCTGTATTTCTCCTTGTTCGCCACCAGCATATCTTTTTGCTGTATTTATATCAGATGTATAATAATCGTATTCATAACTCTTAGGTCGTGTTTTATCTATCCCTCTATAATAAATACCACTAACTTCTCCAGTAGTTTCTTCCGTGGGTGTAGGAGCTTTTTGTGCTGTTTCTTCCTTGCCAGAAGGTTTTGTTTCTAAATTTTGTAAGGCGTTATATAGTTGGTTATATTGTTGATGAGTAAGCTTAGTAATGAAGACGTTCCCTTTTATCCCTAATACAGACCGAGCAAAATCAGTTATTTCTTTGGTTGTTGCCAGTCCTTTTTGTTTTGCTAACGCAAACAAATTTTTTGCCTTGGATGCTCCTCTGGCTATTGCTTCCTCATAAGTTTCGTTACCTATCCTATCTCCAATCGCTTGGTTTTGAGGAATATTATCTGATATAACCATCCAATTATGGGTAATTGGGTCTGGGATAGCTTCGCCATTTACTTTTTCAGCCCATTTCTGTGCATCTTCTTTCCCAACATTTCTAATAACAATTTTTTCTATTGGTATTGACGTTTCTTCTGTCTTCTCGGGTGGTTTTGTTTGTTCTGTCTTTTCTGGTGGTTTTGTTTCTTGAGCAGGGGTAATTTCCCTTACTACCATATAAGCTCCTGGGTTAGCATCGTCAGGTAAAACAATTCCGCCTTCTTGTTTAGCCAACCGTTCTGCCCAATCTAAGTCTATATTACGTAACAAAACTTCTCTTTGCTTTGGAACTCCTGTCTTAGGAGTTTCAGGAGGGGTCACCTCTTCTGGTTTCTCTTCTTCTTTTGCAGGAGTAATTCCTTCTGAGATAGTAGGCTCTGGAGGTTTAGGTGCTTCTGGAGGATAAACCTCTTCGGGTTTAGGAACTTCTTTTTCTCCACCTACTTCTTCTGGTTTGGTTTCTCCCTGCATAGGGGTAACTTCTGGTGGTTTAGTTATTGTCTCTGGAGGAGTAATAGCTTGTTGTTGTTCTGTGGGAGAGAGAACTTGTCCAATAACCCCAGAAGACGTTATTGCTTCCGCAACCTTTTCGTCTTGTGCCACTGCATCAGCTATTTCTTTTACTGCTTCTGTGGTATCAATTTCTTCGTTAGCAAGTTTTTGCATAGTATCTACTATACTTTCTCTGGTTTGTTCTGTTCCATATAAACTTCCACCCATTAGGAGACCTAAAAATGCGCCACTAAGACCAGCTTGTCCCATCCGGGGAATTAAACTTTCTAAAGACCAATCTTGGGGCAACCCTAATGTTTCTTTCATCCCCATTTCTACTGGTTCCATAATCATTTCTTGTACTGCTTCTTCTGATAAACCTATGCATAAATTCTTTAATACATTAGTTACCCCCTCAACTTTAGCAGTTTTAAAATATTGTTCAAAAACAACGCTTTCGGTAGCCATTTCAGCCATACCAAGCGCTGCTCCGCCTACCCAGATTTTTCCCCAATCTTTATCAATACCTCGAGCTTCAAATTCCTTTTCAATATCTCTTGCATATCCACCAGTGGTTAATACTCCGAATGGTATCATCCGAGCAAATTCAGGTGAAATTACTTTCCCTCCTGGAACGCCACCACCTAAAATTGCAGAAGTTATCATTAATGGTAAAGCCCTTACTGCTCCACCAACTGCTTCTACAATAAATCGTTGAACTGGTTCTAATTCTTCTACATTTTTAGTAGCATTTTCCCAATATATTTCACTTGCATTTTCGTAACTATCAACTATTCCAGCTATACTTTCTAATATTTGTTGCTTTTTAGGGTCAAAATAACTCTCTGGTTGGCCAAATAAATCTTCTAATTTATCAGTGGCCGCTACATATCCTTGAGCAATTCCATTTAATATATTAACCATAAATGCATTAGTATCACTTACTCCAGCCATTAATGCATTACCCACAAATGAACCAATAGTCCCCGCTGCGTGAGTTACTTTAGTAACGCTTTCCTTAGTCTGCTTTATCTCTTCTTGTATAGCCTTAGGAACATTTTCCCATTTAAGCTCTATAGGTTTTTCTGCTTCAGTAACAAGTTCTTTATATTCTGGAGCAACTTCTAATGGTTTCAATTCTGCAATAGAAGGTGGCAATAAACCTTCTGACTTGAGTTCTTCTCGTAATGTATCCCAACTTGGCAATGGTTCTTTTTCTTCTGGAATTATTTCTTTTTCTGGGGTCAATAATCCTTCTGCTATGAGTTGTTCTCGCAAAGTATCCCAATCTGGTAATTGTTCTTCTTCTTTAAGGGGTTGAACTACTGTAACAGATGGTGGTGAAACGGGAAGTAAATTTTCAGCTTCTAACTCTTTTCTCAAATCTTCCCAGCTAAGAGTTGTTTTAATTCCTATGGTTTCTTCAGTTTTGAGTTTTCTCCAATCAAGCATTACAAGAGACCTCTCCGCCTTGCTTCTTCAATAGCTCCTTTTTCTCTTCGCACAACTGCTTCTCTTAATTCATCATCAGTCATTTGTGTATAATTTTTTTGATTAACAGGTGGGATACCAGGTACACTGGGTTGTGGTGCTGTTGGAGGTTGAGATGGTGGTTGTGTAGTTGGTGTTGATGTAGTTGCTGGTTGTGTATTAGTTGTAGGTGGTGGAGTTTTTCCCGTAAGAACTCCTTCTGGTGTTGGTTCAGTGCCTCTTCCAGTAATCCAATTCCAAAAACTCCAACCACCCCCTTTCTCTTCAACTACTGGTTCCTTAACTGCGGTTGTTGCTTCTGGTAAATATCCATCTGCTTTCAATAGTTCTTCTAACATTTTTCTTCCTTCTTCAGGAAGTAGCATTTTATGAGTTTCAAATCTTTTATTAACCATTTCCTGTTCTTCAGGATTTAACGGAGCAATTAAACCTTGAGTTACTGCGTCATAACTTTTCAAAACAGAATTTCTTAATTTATCTAAATCTTCTCCTGTTTTTTCAGCTCCATATACTCTGTCTATTGCTTCTTCTTTACTAATTCCCATGCTTTCTAATTCTCTTATTTCACGTATTTTAGATGGTTCAGCTACTGTTGGAGCTTTAGTTTCTGGACGCCCTATCCCTAATCGTGATTCGATAGCTGCATTAACTTGCTCAGAAGAAAGGATACCCTGTTCTCCCATTTTTATAAAAGCGTTAATCTCTCTTTCCACCTCAGTAAGTTTTTCAGTTGAAACCTCTGGAATGTTAATTCCCTGTTGCCGTAAATAAGCAGACCTTTCTTCTTGTGGTAATGTTTTAGCAATTTCTAAAACATTTTCCCATTCCTGCTTTTCTCGTTCTTGTACTAATTTATTTTGTTCTGCTAAGTGTTTTGCTTGAGTATATTCTCTTGCTATTGCAATACGTTTTTTGGCTTCAGAACTAACATATTGTTTTTCTAAATTGTTCCAAAAAGCATCTATTGCTTCTGGATTATTCCAAGACATATCTTTAACATCGCTTAATATTGCATCTAATGATGCTATTTCCTTTTCCGCTCTATTAAATTGATTTTCAAGCAGTGCATTATTAATAGAGGTTAATCTATCTTGTAATTCTATCGGCACAGAAAAAGAATAAGCAAGAGTTTTTGAATAATTATCATAATCCCAAGTTCCATCTTGTAAACCTTCTTCAACCATTTGTGAAATTTTTATTGATACATTTTGTATCTCTTCTGCTTTTTTACGAGCTTCCTCTCTCAACCTTTTTCTTTCTTTTGCTTCCTGTATTTGCAATCCATAATTTATTCCGCCGCCTAACCCTTCAGCAAAACCACCCCAAAATGTCTGTGCCATTAATCTATCACCTTCTCAAAGGTAGTATATGTTTTATTAAAACCATATTTACCATATTTTCTTTGAAACGCTCTTTCGTCACGAGAAGTAATAATAATAATTTTCTTTATATTTTTTTCTGCTACTATTTTATCCACATATTCCAAATATTTTTTGAATAACTTCGGGTAATGTGGGTCAACCCACATAAAGTCAACTATCATAATAAGCTGGTTTTTAAGGTTTCTTTCTACTCTTAATACTGCGCAGCTGGTCATATTGCCATCTTCTTCAGTCATCAAAGCTATAATTCTTAACTCAAAAATACCACATCGCAAATATTGGTAATAGTTATCAAAGGAAAAAATATCAGGGAAACATTCAACTGCTTTATTTACTATTTTTTCTAATTGTTCCGTATCTATTGCTTCTGTTATCATAATAACATTGCTCCCACTCCCAACATCATTCCCATAAGCTGTCCCTTTTCCATTTGTTTTGCTGCTCTTTCGTTTGCTTCTATCTGCATTTGAATTATGTCTTTTTCTGCATTAGCTTGAAACTCTAATTCTTGCATAGTGAAATAATGAGCTCTTTCCATATTCTGCTGTTCATATGATTGAGCTATCTGCATTTTATATACATCCATTTGCTGGGCATATTCTGTCAACTTAGCCTGCACCTGAGCATTATATGCTGCCAAGTTAGCTTGCTGTTGAGCTTGCCAAGTGGCATATTTGGGTTGGTAGGCTAATTGTGACTGTTGAGATAAATAACCCAAATATTCACCAGCCGCACCAAGCGCTTTTTCAAAACTTGCCATTTTCATTAATGCAGACTGAATTTGAACATCACTAATATAATTAGCAATAGCAGTAGTGGTATTTGCTCTAATTTTTTGTTCATTGGAAAAAACCAACCCAGAATTAGTTAGCCCCCGCCGCTCCATATTATTTCTCATAACTCTAATATCTTCTGCTTCTTTTGCTTTCAATGTATCCGTGGTTCTTTGTATCATTTGCGCTTGTGTTTCTTCTGGAATTCCATACCCACCAGCTTCTATCCACTGCTGTAATTGTTGAGAATACATTTCCTGCCAAGCCTGTTGCTCTGGAGAGATAGTATATTCTGGAGCAGGAGTAACAGTAGGAGTTCCAACAGACGGAGCTTGGGGCATAGATATATTAGGTAGTTGGGCAACGTTTTGAACCTGTCCAGAAAGACCACTCGGCGATGCTTCTCTTGCTCCACCACCAGCATTTAAGGTAGCTAAATAGTCTGGGTTATAATATGCATTTGTATCATATTGCCCCTTACTTTTTAAAATGTCTATCTGTTCTTGTGTTAATTGGTTTGCAGGAACAGAAGAAGTTGCCTGCTGTTTTAATGCCATATAATCACCTACTTTGAAATATCGACTTTAATTTCAATTTGTGTGCTAACCCTCCCTAAGTCAGTAGCCTCAAACTTTAACATTTTATTGCCTGGAGTATCTACATATTGAGTAATTTCAATGAAGTCTTGACTGGAGCTATAAGTCCCAATTCTATAAGGATAAGTTCCTCCGCCATCACGTGAAACATATAAAGTAATAGAAGGATGTTTATTAACTTCATAAATACCAAAGTTTATTTCGTGAGAATGGGGAGGAATAGTATGCGTATGTGGATAAACATAATGAGTATGGGCATAAACGTAATGATAGTGAGAGGGGATAGCTACTGTATGAATATGACCTGGAGTAGTAACTGAAAAGCCGTGTGCATCTGGACCACCATATCCACTGTCACCTATTAAATAACCATCCTCGTGTGGAATATAGCTCTTTATGCGAGTAGCAAGAGGAAACCCACGTTCATAAGCTGCGTGTGATGTTACCGTAGCTCCTCCGCCACTACTGGTAGTAGCGCCTCCACCACTGCTTGTAGTAGAACCACCGCCACTGCTTGTAGTTATTTGTTCAGAGCTCGCTGCAGACTTCGAATATGCCCTAAAGGGAAGTATGGTAAAACTCACATAAACAGTTACTACCTTCACCGTATTGGTTGGTATGTTAAATGGAACATACATAGGATAATCTCCATCTAAACTATCCATTGAAGTTACTACAAAACAAGTGCGAATAGATTTCATATTTCGCTGTGTTAAACCACCATATATTAAGTCTTTTATTGACTGGATGGTGTTAGCTAAAATATTTTCATCAGTAAGACCTATCATCAATATTCTCCACTTTCTACGTCAAACTCCAGCATATACCCACAAAAAGTAATATCATATATATCATTTACCGATGGTCTTATCTTAATAGCCCTTCCCCTACAACTATCTGGAAGAGCAATTCTATACCATTTCTCAGTATTTTTATCCATTACTATGTCTTGATAAGTTTCTTCATCATCATCTATTTGATAATATACCCTCAAGTTTTCTCCATCAGTAGAAATTACTTTTATCCATATGGCATAAAAAAGCTTTTTAAGCTCGGGAACGCCTAAGTCTAAATGACAAACATCATCATAAGCATTTATATTTCTTCCTTCATCGCTTGTCCCCACTCCTATTTTATATACTTGTCCCACAGTATTACTTCCACCATAAAGTTGAATACCATCACCCAATTTATCCCACCGAGAGTAACAACTAAAGCCAAAGTTATATACTCCAGTAGCACCAGTTCTAAAGTCGATATAAACAGTTTCGTTCGGGACATTAGAAGTCCCCTTAGGATAAGAAAGTAAATATTTATTATCGAAATACTCCGCAGAAGATAAATATGCATAAGTATTGTTAATATTATTTTTCAAGTATTCAGCTAATGGGATATTTAAAATTTGAGCGCTTGTCCCGTCGAAAGCATATATCCCATTACAACCTAAGTAAAGCAATAAATTTTCGCAGTTTACTAATGAACGAGGAGCAATACATCCCTCACTGGAATAAGCATTAACAAATTGAAAATTATCTTCATCCTGTCCAATGAGCCTTTCTATACTATCTTGAGTAAATACTGCCATACTTTCCTGTTGCTCAATTATCCCAGTAATATCCTGCCTTGCGCCAGTATAAATTACCCAGTCTGGAGGATAATATTCTACATCAGCGATATGAGAAATATAAAAAGCATCGTGGTCAGCTAACATTAACCGAGACCGCCGCTTGCAAATATATTGAGGAGTGGCAGGTGGTTCATTGTGGTCGTCGTGTAAAAATGTTCCCATACTAACCTGAGCATCAGACTTAATAGAAGAATAAGTAGTTGTAGTATTATCTGTTACTTCTCCGTCGTAATAAAATGTAGAACCATTCATTGTAGTTCTATAAATTCTTCTTCCAACTACCTTTGGGTCAGTAGATACTGGAATATTAATTTTTATCCCATCGCTTGGCTCTGCTTGAGCTACCATTGCTGCAGAAGATGGAGAACCATTGCTTTCATATCCATCTACATCTACATAAGTTACTTTAAAATAATAATTACCAGCAGATAAAGCACCGTTAATGTTAGAATTAAAAGTTGGAGCAGATGGAGGAGTAATACCAACCTTATTGAATGAGGTTCTATTATACTTAAACATTCCATTTGCACCATTAACCAAATAACAAGTTTGATAAAAGTCAGCAAAATAAACATCTTTATTAAAAGTTAAAGGTAGAGAGGTATTTATTTCTACCCCATTATGAGGAGCGATATCAGAAAGTTTAAAAATTTTACCATTACAAGCTACTAAAAACTCTTTTTCAGTAGCAGACTTATAATATCTATGCATTCCCCGTATCTTTTCACTATAGTGTAATAACGTAGTATTGTATTTTTCATATCCTTTGCGTTTTACTAATTGACCATACTCATTAAAAAACATATTGTTTAAACTGTTTGGCTTACGGGGTAAATTAGTTAATTTCATTTCCGAGGGGCTTAGGTTGTCAAGAATACGATAAAATTGTTTCGCCATTATCTTCTCCTACGAGCTGGTATTATCTTAGCTCCTTGGTTTTTATGACCAGATAATAAGTTTTGCACATTAAAAACATTCATTTCATAACGAGCCATCATTTCCTGATATTTAGCAATTTCATTCTTCTTATACCAGCACATAGCTACCGCATAGTCTCTCAAGCATTTCCGCAAGGCAATTATTCTGTAGTCTCCACTCAATGGTTCAACTATGTCGCTATCCATATAAGGGGCTCGCTCAATACCATAATAAGCAACGGTATCTCCAACCGAGGGTTTGGGATAAAAACCAATGTAGTCTCCTCTGAAATAAAAATGCGTAGGAGTTCCTGTTCTATTTCTCCAGTCTTTTCCCCACTCATCCAAACCTTTCAACGAGGTTTGAGTTAACGGTTTATCGTTATATAAAACCCCACCCTCATCCAAGGCTATAAAGTCATTATTAAGTCTTATTTCCCTATCATTAACAATATCATCTTCAGCTAATGTTTTGTGATAATAAGAAGATAAACATTTAGTTTTAAAAGAAAAGTCTTCTGCTGCTTCGTTTATCCATCTTATTATTTCATCGTCTTTCCAAAAAGCTTCGGTTCTTTCATTTATTAAACTTCTTACATCAGCAACTATGCTGCTTACGTTTGCTAACATAACATCACCTACTTATCCTTTGGTGGTCTTCCTCTACCTCTTTTTTCCTCCACCCCATCTTCTGTAAGTATTTGTAAAATTAGGTCTAACTTGTCACTAATTTCCTTAACTGCCTTATCTAATTCATCTTTACCAATAGGTATCATAATGTCCTCCTAAATAATTTCATAATAGATAATGTAGTCTCCAGTTGTAGCAGACAACTCAGCATAAATGCCATTAAAGCACCTTATGGGATAAGGTAATACTTGTCCTCCCATAGTTAAAGTATCTGAAGAACGTTCATAACCAATTACAACATCTCCATTAGTGGTAGCATCATCACTGTCATAAATAGTTAAAGTGGGAGCTTCGCCAACATCATTAATTAACTTACAACCCCAATAGTTGCAAGGAACGTCGCAAATTACCGCAGAAATACCCTTAAGCCCAGAAGACTGTATCATTTCTTTTTCCTACCTTTCGCAGCTAATTCTTGAAACTTTTTCTTACCATATTTTTTACGCCCTATCCAAGCCGCCAGGGCATCCGAATTACTCGCTCCCTTTTCCCCCAACTCTTCGCTTAACTCTTTGAACCTTTTTCCGCTTCCCAGTGGAGCTTTTTTCTTTGCCTTCTTTTTTGCCACTATTTTCACCTTTCTTTTCAGGTAGTTTTTTAATATTAGGAGTTTCCTCAGCCCAACGTTCAGCTGTTCCTTTGGGAATTTCTCCTCTTTTTTCCATAGCAAAAAACTTTTTCATTTGAGCCTTAGACTTAAAAGGCATAATTTCACCTCATTATTTTAAATGGGCGCTCAACTTTAAGAGCGCCCCTTCAAAATACTATGCTCCTGCAAACGTAATTTGAGCACTTTGAACCACTGTTCCATTAGGTAGCGCAACATTAAAGTAGAAACTACCAGCTTGAACAGTCCCAAATTGCACCACTACTTTACCTGTAGCATCAGTAGTTAACCGATAAGTAGAATTCGCAAGCAACGTTTCTACTGTTCCAGTAGTCCCAGTTGCAGTAATTGACGTAATTCCAGTTAATGAGGAAATATACCCAATTACAGTAGTTGCTTTAGCTAAATTCTCATTTGAGTAATTTTTTAACTGAATAGTAACGTCAACCTTATCACTGGTTTCTTCCCCAACATTTATCGTTGCTATATATGGTATTTCACCCATTAACAAGGCTACGTCAGCAGTTAAGTCTGCTACATCAGTGGTTAAACCTGATACATCAGTGTCATACAGTAGCGTTAAACCTGCTACATTAGTGGTTAAGTCACTCAAAACATCGTAGAGTTCACCACGCCCAAAGCCTTCACCTATGCTTTTCTTTAATGTCATTTGAGCACCTCCTTTAGGCTATAGTCGATGCTCCGGATACCAACGTTACTCCGAATAATGCATTAAGAACTACGGGCACAAAGTAAACTCTCCAAGCTGCCATACTGTAAGCATTGATATAGTTAGAAGTGTCTTGGTCTCCAGGTCTCTTAATAAACAACTTATCGGGAACGCCTTCTATCCTAACTCCAGCATAAGAGTGTCTACCAAAAATAGGAGTTTGATGGACTGCCCCATTAGCATTATAAGTTCCAATAGTTCCTGCAGCTTCTAACCAAGGGTCAGTGTCTTCCACCCACCTTACTCCACCCCATCTACCAACTTCACCATCGAATAGAGCAGTATCTTGAGCGTAATGATGAGCATTCACCCAAGCACTGTCCTGCATAAAGTCATACTGAACGAATGGTGAAATTATCCCTATGTAGTATTTCCCATCGTAAGGTGGGGCGTTGAAGTATTTCAGTAAGGCTACCGCTCTTTCTACTGCAGAGCAAGTAATTACATTAGTTGAAGTAATTCCAGTAGAAGTAACAACTCGGAAAGTATCTCCAGCGTCGCAAGCTTCCTTTAAGGCTGGAGAAAACGTGATAGTATCAGTTGATGCAGCAAAGCCAGTGATATGAGCGCTATAACCCTTATTCTGTCCAGAGGTTATTACTATCGTTCCTCCTTTCCAGAAATCATCCGCCTCAGTAAGAGAAGTTGAGGCTATGGTAGAAGTTGTAGGAACTCCAGTTGCTACACAACTTTTACCATAACTTGGAGAGTTGTCAACTCGCATAGGATACAAATATTTAGCCAGAGCTCCACGATATAGTCTATTCAAGCTCTGTCCCATATTTTCCCCTAATTCTTTTACTGCAGCTTCTAATACCGGAGAAAGAGCAGTCAAGTCTACCTCTTCAGTAATTCTTACTGCATTAGCATATTTTGCCACCGTAGCTTCAATATTCATTGCTTCCAACTCTACATAGTCGGGCTGTTCTCCTTCATTGGTAGGAGTAGTGACTGGAGCTAAAGGAACAAAACGTTGGAAACTAATGGTTTGTCCTTCGTGCTGTGGAATGTCCCTTGAATGGTCAGCAAACTGGTCTAAAACCAACTTAGGTCGAGCAACTTCCAAAAGCAATTTATCATAGTATGTTTTCATCAACGCTGTTAACGTTGATGTAGTAGTTGCAACACCCATTTAATTCACC